CTGACACCGTGAACAATCTCGCAAGGCATCGCTATGCCGACTAACGCTGGACCTCCACTCCGTAAGGTCACCTTGAACCTCTACGACGACGACGTCACCCGCATGGAACAAGTCTACGGCTTCGGGTGGTCCACGGTCGTCCGCGAATTGGTCCACGATCACACCTTCCGCATGCACGAGATTATCAAACGCCCGCCGCGAACCCTAGGAGACCTTGGCAATGAGTGATGAACTCCCCTCCACCATCGACGAACTCATGGCCATCGACCCGCTGGAACTCTCCAAGCGATCCGCGGCGGCCTACGAGAAATATGTGACGGGCGTCATCGCCTACCACCGCAACGCCCGTGCATCCCGCGAGGCCGGGGTGAAGTCGAAGACCAAGACCACGACCAAGGTCACCAACGAAGCCTTGAAGGCGTTGGTCAACAAGCTCAAGCCCGCCACGGCGAAGTCGGCTCCGGGTACCGGGTTGAGGAGGATTTGATGGACCTGTATCACGTGATCTTCCTAACAACCTCCAATCACATGGTCCTTGCGCAGACCTTCACTAGGTATGCAGAAGCCTTAAACTACATCCATGGTAAAGAGCGCCCGCATCCTATTGATGCCTACGTGATTGTCACAGGAAAGTCGGTGCCCCGATGAACGCCCAGATTGACGAGGCCAAGCTAACCACCGGCGCACTCTCCCCATTCCTCCCCGGGACCAAAATACAGTACGCGTGGGATAGCACCTCCCTCGGCATGCTCAAAACCTGCCCCCGCCTCTACCAATACGTCATGATCGACGGCTACGGGTCCCGTGAGGAATCCGTCCACCTCCGCTTCGGCATCGAGTACCACAAAACCATCGAGGAATACGACAAGTTCAAAGCCGCCGGCCTCAAGCACACCCAGGCCATGGTGAAGTCCATCGGCCACTGCCTGATCCGAATCTGGGACTGGGACCCGGACACTGATACCCCAGCGGGGAACTACAAGAACCAACATACGCTGTTGAGTTTGATCATAGACTACATGGATCACTACCAGCAAGACGCCGCGAAGACTTACATCAAATCCAATGGCGACGCGGCGGTTGAGTTGAGCTTCCGGTTTGAGTTGGATTGGGGGCCACACTCGGCCTCATTCTATCCCGAAACCACTGAGGAACTGGAAGAGAAATGCAAAGGCGACCCCAACTCAACCTTTGTGCGCCAGCCCTACCTCCTCTGTGGCCATCTCGACAAGGCCGTGAACTTCTCCGACGAACTCTACGTCAAGGACCACAAAACCTCCAAGACCACCATCGGGGACTACTTCTTCGACCAATTCTCCCCGAACAACCAAATGACTCTCTACTCCCTGGCCGGGAAGGTCGTCCTCAACACCCCAGTCCGCGGGGTGATCATCGATGCGGCGCAGATCAAACTCACCGAGCCCAATGCCTTCAAGCGCGGGATGACCTATCGCACCAAGGAGCAACTGGACGAATGGGTCTCCGACCTGGAGTACTGGCTCCGACAGGCCGAGGCCTACGCCACCGCCGGGTATTGGCCCATGAACGACACCGCGTGTGATAAATTCGGCGGGTGTAGGTTCCGGGATGTGTGTTCAAAGTCGCCGCAGGTGCGGAAGATTTATCTCAAGAGTAACTTCGACCAACTGGCCCCAGAGGAACGTTGGAACCCACTCAAGGAGCGATGATGCCCAGCCTAAGTAACCACCAATCCAACGACTTCGTCAAGCTGCTCCTAATCGGCGATGCCAAGGCCGGGAAGACCGGATCGCTGGTCTCCCTCGTCAAGGCCGGCTACCGCCTCCGCATCATCGATCTAGACAACCTACTCGATGTCCTGAAACAATACGTCATGAAGGAGTGCCCTGAATATGTCGAGAACGTCGAATTCAAAACCGTCCGTGACAAAAGAAAGGCTGCGGCAGGAGGCGCTGTTATTGCGGGCAGCCCAAAAGCGTACATCGATGCAGTCAAACTCATTGACCATTGGAAATACAAGAGCGAAGATGGAACTGAGGTTGATCTTGGACATCCAGCCGAATGGGGACCTGACTGTATCCTCGTCATCGATTCGCTATCTCGACTCTGCGATGCAGCCTACGACTGGCGCGAGCCGCTTACTCCTGTCGGAAAGTCTGGAGAAAGAGACGGTCGCGCTATTTACGGAGATGCTCAGGACGCAATAGAGAACCTGCTCTCGATGCTCACCTCCAACGAAATGCGCACCAACGTCATCGTCATCGCCCACGGCGTCTACATGGAACAAGGCGACGGCACCAGCAAAATCTTCCCTCAAGGGGTGGGCCAGAAACTCTCCCCGAAGATCCCCCAATACTTCCCCTCCGTGATCTACTACACCAACAAGGGCGGCAAGCGCACGATCCAACTAAAATCCACCGCCATGATCGACCTTGCCAATCCCGCACCATTCGCCATGCCAGAAACCCTGGCGGTCGAAGACGGGCTCGCTAAGTTCTTCGAGGTGCTTCGAGCCCCTCCACAACCCGAACCCTCGGTCAAGCCCAAGTCACTAAAGCTAACCCGTGTCTAGGGCCATTACACCAACCCAACTTAACCTCTTCACCAAGGAAAACCAACCAATGGCTACACGTCCCAATTTCGGCTCGCTCCTCGACAAGGCCCCTTCGGAAATCGAACGCCCGAAGCCGGGTCCGGAAGGCTCCTACCTCTGGGTTGTCCAAGGCCTTCCCCGTCAGGACAAGTCCTCGAAGAAGCAGACCGAATTCGTCGAGTTCACTCTCAAGTGTGTCCAAGCCGGCGATGATGTCGATCCGGAGGCCCTCGCGGCCTACCTCACCATGCCCGACGGGACCAAGAAGCCTTTGGGCGACTTCACCCAGAAGGCAACCTTCTATCTGACCGACAACTCCCTCTGGAGGTTGAAGAGCTTCCTGGAGGCCTGCGGTTTGGATGTCGACCAAGCCGAGTCCCTCCGCCAGTGCATCGAGGAAACCCCGAACTGCCAGGTCGTCGGCTACGTCAAGCACGAGGCCAGCAGCGATGGGGAATCGTTGTTCGCCCGGGTGGACAAGTTCGCCCACGGCGATGATTTCAACGAGGTCGACGAGGCAGCGTAAGTAATCTCGGGAGGGGGCTTCGCGGTCCCCTCCCACCATCCCCAGCAGGAGCCCAACCATGAACCTAAAACCATCCCCGGAGGTATTCGATGTTAAATCCCTCGAAACCGAAATCGAAGCGCTTTCCGCACAACCTGACTATCTTGGAAAAAGGACTCGCTCGTCGAGCCCGCTACGAAGGATTGACGATCTCAGTGATCGCCGAAGCCTTGGGGAGAGACTGGGAGACGATCCGGAGGCTGTGCCGGGGGATAACCCCGAGCCGCCCGGTGAAGTCCCGCCCGCGGCACCTGACGGTTCGGTCGAATCCATCCTCACCGAGCGAGCCAAAACCCACGGAGACTTCACCGACAACGCGCGCATAGCGCAAGACCTGAAACGGATTGTGCACACTCAGGTCGGTTGGGACAAGCTAACCGATGTCCAGCGCGAGGCCCTGCATATGATCCTGCATAAGATCGCTAGGATCATGGGTGGGAACCCGAACGTCAAGGACCACTGGGATGACATCGCCGGGTACGCGAAGCTGGCGAGTGAGAGGATTAAAGAATGACCACCCTCCATGTAATCTACGATCCCAACGACAAGATATCACACGACGCTGATCGTAACAAGGAGATTGGAATCAGGGTGGCCATTTTGAGTATCTCAGACGACATAGTCAGCCCCGTCGAACTTGAGAAGCTGGCGACTGAGTTGGGCTTCAAACTCCTCGTACAGTTCCATCAACCCAATGTCTAAGCCAATCTTCCTAGTAGGCGAGGCCCGAGGCTCCAACGAGGACCGGATCAAATCCAGCTTCGTTGGAGCCTCGGGGGTTGAGCTCCTGCGGATGTTGAGCGATGCAGGCGTGATGGCCCTCAGCGACTCGGACTGGGCCTGGCTCCGAGCTTACTACGCCAAGGGCGATCCAAAGTACGTGGAGGAAATCTGGCGCGCCCACCCAGAGTTCTACCGAACCAATGTCTTCAACCTCCACCCACCCGGGGACCGACTGGAAAACTTCTGCGGCGACCGTCGCGAGGCGATTCCAGGGTACCCCAAACTCGGAACCATAGGATGGATCCACCATGAATATTCCCCCGAGCTTGATCGACTTGGCGATGAAATTCTTGCTCACGATCCCAATCTTATCGTGGCTCTGGGTAATACTCCAATCTGGGCTCTCACTGGCCGGACAGGTGTCTCCAAGCTACGTGGAACAACTTGTCTTAGTACTCACTGCGTTAGCGACTACAAGCTGCTCTGTGTGTATCATCCAGCGGCAGTTATCCGCCAATACGAACTCAGA